TTGCTCGACTGACAAATCAAAGGCAATACCAGTAAGGTTCTTCAAACGGAGCTGCGTTTCTGTCCGCAATCCCTCCGATACATCACAAAGCATTTCGTTCTGTTTCTTTGTTTCGGCCAGTATATCCTGCATATCCGTTTTGTTCTGCTCCAATATCTGATTGATGATAGTCTTAAACCACTTGAAAATGGCTATCCACATACCCAGCGACAAGACGATGAACGCTGCACCAATAACAATCAGTGCTCCGAAATCGCCTATACTTTGCGCTGTTTCCGTTACTGCTTGTACTTCATTCATAATAATATTCTGATTAGATGTCCTACAATCACCCCGGCTATCGTCAAGCCGAAGTCTATCCAATCCCATTTGCCACCGTGTGCCTTGTCTTTATATTCCAAAGCGGAAGCAACAATGAGACCTGTGTAGGCAGCGCAATAGGTGGTATCTGCCCCAATACCCACGATAACACCTCCTACAAGATGTTTCCACCGATTACTCAATGAAAACCACTCGAAAACCTTTTTCATATCTCGTACAGCTTGAAATCCAACAAATCCTTGACGTCCCAGCCTTTCTGCAAAACAGATTGAACGTAAGCGATAGCCTTGTAGTAAAAGTCGCTCAACTCCTCAATGGTCGTGAACTCGTGATAAACTGGCTCATCGTCTGTTCCAAACTTGAACTTTACGGGTAATGTTGCTCCGTTGCTCATTACAGCAGCGTCAAAAGCGGTCTTATAGTTGAATTGGTTTTCGGTTGATAGCCAAACACTGGTGCCATTCCACACAAAGCCCGAAACAATCTCGGCATCGATATTGCTATTGTACCAACCGATGATTATACCCTTTATCTCATCGATTGATGGCTTGTGGTTGAAATCTTCCTCCATATATTCGGCAGCTCCGTCCTCTCTGGTCTCGATAGCCCAGCGGACTTTCCATTTGTCTTTTTTCGGATTGATACACTCGATGTGTTTCACGTCCGCACTTCCAGTTACTTTCTGCATAGCTATAACCTTTAAGATTAGACAAAAACGTAACGGTTAAAACCTTTACAGCGAACAGACTTTACGCTGCACAGCACTTTGCCCAGTAAATCCTGCTCTCGCATTTGGTCGAGAATAGATTTGTTTTCGCTGTCCCCAGTGAACAGCTTCTGCACAACTTCATTACTCTGCCCTGCGTTACGTTTGACTGACACAACATATTTGCCGATAGGCTGGGGAACGTGTTCCGGGTATATAAAACCGTTTGGCGGTGTAATACCGTGCGTGGTATAGTTCTCCAACTCTTTGCGCTGTTGCGCCACCTTTTCTTCGTACTCTCTGCGTTGTGGCTTGGTAACAACCCCAGTCTCGTAATCGACAATTACGAACTCTTCTCCTACAAGCTCCGAGATATTTATTTCCGCACCCTCAAAACGCTTCTTTCCGTCTTGATACTTAGCCTTAATGCCCGTGTCGCTAAGTCTTTTGAACTCTGACATTTTTATTCCAGTTAAACGATAAAACAAATTCCGACAATCGGCGTGCTTGCATTGCCCGTATAGCGAAGCGATAACCTCTCGTCTCCTCCTTTGGCTTTTCAGCCGATGCAGTTTCCTTGCTGCATTCTGTTTGTTGCGTTTTCTCAACTTTACGTAATGTTGCCCGTCTTGCCCGTAGATAACGTAACCGAGAAAATCAACTCCGGTAGAGATTGGGAACACTCTTTCGTCAGGCTTGATTGTGAGGTGCATTATATTTGCCCGTTCGTGCACCATATCCCGAATAACCCAGAGCGTCTTTTTATCTCCAGCCAGTGCCACACCATCATCACAATATCGGTAGAAATGCTTCACCCCGAATTTGTCTTTTAGGTAGTGGTCAAGAAACATAGACAAAAGCATATTGCCGAATCCTTGCGATGAACGTAGTCCGATACTCAAACCGCTTGGCATCATACGGACAAATCGTTCAAGCATAGTAAGCAGTATTTTGTCCTTGAACATTCTGCGAAGAGCATACATCATAAAGTCTTGGTCTATGCTTTCGTAGAACTTCTTAATATCGAATTTGTAGCAGTATTTTGTTCCCTCCGGATCAAGCTCAATATCCTTTTCGATATACGCTTTCAAATCGTGCATTCCTCTGTTCTTGATACTTGCTCCAGTTGTACGGATATACCGCTTGAATATATGTCTTTCGACAACATTCATAATTGCATTACAGCCGATGCGCTCATAGATATTTACTGACTGAACACGTCTGACTTTGGGACCGTCATTCACTTCGTATTCCCGATATCCGGTAAGTGTGAATGTTCCAGTTCTGATTTCATTCTGCAATTTTGCAATTACTTCGTCCCGATGTTGCAGAATATAGCGACCAGTGCGGTGGCGTTTCCTCTTCCTGCCACGCAAAACAACATCTATCGACTGCGATATATTGGCATATTCGCAAATCTCTTCGATGATATTACTTGTAATTCCTAATCGCTTCATTTCTTTAAGCCTTCAATTTTTCGGGGTCTGACTTCTTCGGCTGACTTTCGTCCCTACCAAACTCCACCCCACGTTATATTTTCCAGTTTTCCAGCCTTTGGGCTGCTGTTACTGAGGTTCATTCCCATTGGCACCACGTTTGGGGACACGTCCCCAGTTGTTGTACGCCAAAAATTTCTTTTAGACTTTAACGTTAATTGTTCGCAAGACGAGACCCGATGTTCGCATTCACGTTAGCGGAATCGTTATTCGCATTCGCATACGACACACCGCCATTCGCATTCGCATTGTTGTTCGACCGATAGACCACACGAGCCCACTTGGGAAATCCACCTTTATTTTTCATTTTCATTTCGTTTTGAAAGGGGAGAGGGTCGAACAACTACGTTCGCCCTCGCTCCCCGATTTAATCAATTTCGCTTATCGCTTTATACGCTGACACCGATTTTGCCCATTTGATTGTTCCTCTGAAGGCAAGACGAGACCCGATGACCGCACTCACGGAAGCGGAATCGTAATCCGCAAGCGCAAACGACACACCGCCACCCGCAAACGCAGTGTAAAGCGACCGATAGACCACACGAGCCTTTTGTGCATTCTGATATGTATAGTCGTGATAATACGAACTAACAGAACCACCAGCAAGAGCTACCATAGTATCCATATATCGACCGTGAACAACACATTTCGGATATAGATTACCAGTTGATTTAAGACCTTGAACCTCTCGTGTACTTCCGTCCGGCAAACCGATATCCCATTTGTAATCTACCGCATTGGTGCAGAAACCTACATTATCCATCCATTCAGCCTTGTTACCGTGCCAATTCTCGTAGCCCAATACAACTGGCGAATTGATTGCAGACCTTGTTGTATCTCCTGCGTTTTTCAATACATACGCATTTCCACTTGGGTAATACGAACCGTCTCCCGAAAGCGTTTGTTTGTACCAACTACCGTCTGCATTGGCTGTGGTGTCCTGCATACCAGTAGCATTTGAAGCACCCATTGTACGTCTGTTTGTGTGAGTACCCGGACCGCATACGCCTTGTGAATCCCTGCTACCATATTTTGCGAAGAACAGATTGCCTATATCTTTGTGCATTTCCCAGTCCACCAACTGCCAACCATTACCTCTATTTCGTGCATAAACACGAAAATCAGCCTGCGATACGCTTGCGGTAGAACCTACACCACTGATAGAGAAAAGGAAGTCGTCTTTCAGATACGCTTCATATACTCCTACCAAACATTCCTCGTGTTCTACCCAGTCAGGTTCGATTGCTTCGAGCTTATCGGATTTGGTAAGCACAACAAAGTCGAAAGGTGCAGCATTTGATATAGTGAACGCAAGGGTTACAGCATCATCTGGAATATCCGTAAAGCAATACATTCCGTCAAGCAGACCGCTGTCCGATGTAGCTTTCATTCGTTTTACCACATTGCCTGCTGCGTCCACCATAACGGCACCATACAAAGCTGATGTCATACTTGGATAGCGGACTTGCTTATAGCCTTTCACATTGACTGTGCAATATGAGTTTGCAGAAACAGCCACTTCCGCATCAGCTATTGTTGAATAATCCACACTTGAACGCACTGCGTAACCTTTCTTGACTGTCATTTCTGATTGCAGAACCTTTACGCTTTCAGCCATTGCCGGACACTCATCATTGGCACTATATAGAGCATACTTTTTCTTATTCAAAAAGTCGTTGATACCCTTATACCAGTAGTGAGGTTCAAACATCATCACGTTACCCTCATCGCCAGTCAATATAGCAGGGCTTGCCAATTCGTGATTATCCGCATCTGCGTAATAGTTTGAATTGTCATCGTGCAACTGGAAAACTGTTACTTCTCCAGCACCAGTCTTTTTTGCCAAACAACGATGTCGCTTGTCGAGAATCTTCTTGACGTGTCCGCTACAAACATAGTCTGTTCCACTTTCGTAGCCAGTTCCATTGTCAAGATTGGTAATGTTCTCTGCATCGCCTACTGTATCATCAAACTCAATCGTTGTAAATTCCGGCTGAATGATATTCAACTCTGGGTAATGCTCAACGTATGACTGATATACCTCGTCCTCGATGTATCTTGTCAATCGGTATGTTCCTACAAGGGCGCAAGTGTCTGTTGCGTTTCCGTCTGCATCAACACCACCCTTTGAAATGTATCGTTCAAGCAGGCTTCCGTCTCCTTCTGTGTCAATACCCACCACACGAATACGTCTCACGTTGGTACATCTTGAAAGCAGTGTTTCCCAGTTAAGATTAGGACAAACGGCAAAACGGAATGTCTCAACGTTAGTATAATCTTCAACTACAAGACCGCTCGAAGTCAGCAAAGGCAGATACTCCAAACGTAGTGTTTTTACACTGCCAGGAATGCGAGCATAAACAACGGGAGCTCCCTCTGCGAATACCACACCTTGAACCTCTACACCTCCTGCGTCCATTCTTTCGAGCTTGGTCTGATTGGTAAAGTTCAATTCAGAACTTGAAAGTGTTCCGGTTCTTGCGTTCTTCTGTCCGTTAAGGTTGATTTCTCGCAACTGGGTACACTTGTCGATAACAGCACACCAGCCCGAAGAACCGCTTCCGGTAGTACTGATGTCGAGTTTCTGCAAAACAGTACACTTGTTAAGGTTCAAGTCGCCAGTGAGATTGTCGGCTGCACCTCTCATATCAAGTTCTTTCATTCGGCTGGCTCCATATACACGTATAGGGTCATTCACGGTGAAAGCATTTCTGAAAGTCAGTGTTACCGTCTCATCCTCTTTCGCTTCCTGCGATGCCTGCAATGTCGGCTGGTTGTTTGTTCCGTAGCCGAAATAATAGTCCTCATTCGATGTAACGACAATCGTATTGGCTGTTTCTGCTGCGGTACGGCTCATATACATATCGATATTGTCGGAACGATATGCACCAGTTTCGTATTTCGCATCAAGCAACGCAAATCTGTTTCGGATCGTGTGTGTACGATGAGCTTCACGGCTACCCTGCAAAGCATAGATGTAAGGGTACTTTGTCAGTGTTCCTTTTACGTCCACACCCTCGACCTGCGGAATAATGTATTTGAAGTGGCCCGATTTGTTATACTGACGCTCCGACCAGTTGCCCGACTGCTCATCATTGAACATAGCCAAAGCACGCTCAACTGTGAGCTTTTCACGCATAGAACCGGCACACGCTTTCAACTCTGTTTCAAAGTTGGCGAGTACCAGGCACCACAACCAGCTATCGTGTCCCTCGAACGCATATTTGCTCTTTTCGCTATCCCACGTTTCACGACTTACGGTGTAGAGATAAGCAAGGAAGCTGTCATTTCGTCCCAGCAACGCTGTATCTCCGTCATAATAGGTTATGAACCACACAAGACCGTCCCACGTCCTCATAAGCATATTCTTTGCTCTCTGGTCCACCAGTGCAAAATAATCAGTAAAGAGATAGTACGTGAGCAAGAAATTCAAGTTGAAATACTGACTAATCTCGTTCTTGAACTTATCGCTCTTGAATGAAGCGATGTTCTTGTAGTTCGTCAAGTCTGCCCCTGCTGGAATACACTCACGAATCCACGAGAAGAGACGTTTTACCGCTGTCTTGTGTTTTTCTGAACATACATCACCCTCTTCCTTTGTAGCCACCGCCTGCGTCCAATATAGGTCTTTCGGATAGTTGAACTCCAAAGCATCGTCAAACTCGTTTTCAAGCTGTGCGTCCAAATCATCATCAACTTGGAACAAACAGAGCTTCTGCATATTGTTCAAGAACTCGAACGTGATAGGACAATCCCATTCTACCTCTTTACCGTCTGCACCGATAACACCCTCCATACCGAAGAGCGGTCCGCTGTTCGACTTCTCGTTGTTGAAGTTATACTGTCCGTAATACTGTGGCACCTCATCGATTGTCTCTGCTGCGAAAATATCGATAGGGAAACCATCGATAGAAGCTCGTATATTGCCGTCAATCTCCTGCGCTGGGGTAAGTAATGCCAACTCCTTGAAAAGCTCGTTAAACAGCTTTGCACCGCCCGTGTTGTGCGTCATAGAGCTATCCGAGAAGTCGCACTTCATACAGAAAAGGTTAATCGGTATTGAACCGGGACGCATAGCGTATTTATTCTTACCTCCCTGCAGAACGCCATTAACATACAATTCGGGGCTTGTACCCTTTGCAAAGTATATTCTGTAATTCTTTCGGGGGTACTTGGTTGAAGATGTTCCCTGAATACGGATATAGCAGTTCTTCAACACGAAATCGTACTCTTTGCCGAAAGGAGAGTAGAAATACACATCAGCAAGGAAATCGGTGTCCTTGTTGTTCTCTGCGTTCACTGGGTCCAGTCCACCAGTACGAACAAAGAGCAAAACGCCTTTGCCTTTGGCTCTCAACTTGTCGATGTCGATAGATGTTCCGTCTTCGTTCAGCACATCATTAGCCAAAAACAAATCGCTCATTTCCGAGCTTGTCGGACGATCCACAATGTAGTTGCCCAATTCTTCATCGTCTGTAATAGCACGGTTATATACACGCACGATACGAGCGTCAATATCCGCAAACGAGCTGTCAAGGGTAATGCCTTGTGCTACGTCTTGCTGGAAGTCGTCTCCCTCTGCGTAAATATCAGCCTTACTTCTGATACCATTAACATACAACTCAATCAAGCGTCCTTCCGTTCTCTTTCCGATAACGAAAGCGACTTTGAGCAACATATCAGAAGCGAACTTCGAGCCTACACCAACATTGGTTACAACCTTGTTGCCCTCATCATCTTCAACCTCCTTTGTTGAACCGGTGTACATAGACGCTTCCTCTGCTGTTACTTGGAATCCTTTTGTCCCGTTCAAGCAAGTTATCACATTTGCGTTTCTATCCACCACATTAGAGATTGTAAACTCCATTTCGATAGTACAACCGTCCTTTGCGACATCAGTCTCAAACGGTTTGTAATCGATGATAGCCTTTGCTCCATTACGCAAGCGCAAAACGTCTCCAAACCAACCGCTCGATTTCCAGTTCACATTTTCAAAAGTGGTCTTGATGTCTCCGTAGCTCCAGTTTGCAGGATTTTCCTCGTCATTGCTTCGTCCTGCTGCCGAAAGGCGCAAAACAAGTCCTTGCGTTGCTTCTCCCACTGCAACATCACTTTCGGTTACATCTACCTTGAAATTGTACTTTGTCGCACGACAAACGAACTGCACTTGAATCATTCCTTGTGTCGTGAATCGGTTTACATAGGTCTGCATAGAACGTGGTACGCTCAATGTGCGGACCGCTGTTCCATTCTGCAACTCTTGAACGCTTGCAGGTGTGGTGTTCGGATCGTAAGCGATGTAGTCGAACTTCATTTCCTCATACTGGCCGACCTTTAACGTAGGTGTAAGGTGGTTACTGAACAGAATAGTTCCCGACTTGTCTGTGTACTTGATACCGACAAACGGAGTATTCAGCCCAGCTTTCAGTATGTCAATATAGATGCTATCCGAAAGCAAACCGTTACGTTCTGCAACGAGTTGAACAGTGTGTCGTCCGGCAGTCAGCGATGAGCCTTTTATCGTAAACGAGCCGTTAATTGTTCCCGACTTGTTGATTGTCTGCGTTGTCGGTGTCTCTGAACCGTCAATATACATTGATACGTCCTTTGTACCGCTACCAGTAATCGTGAACGGAATTTCGATTGTGTCAGTGTTCTTATAGCCACCGTCTGCGATTGTCGAACCGAGATTGTAGCTGCTGGTAAGAAGCAATGTAACAACGCTGATACTGGTGTAGGCTTGTTTGGTCTGCACCGTACCCTCTGCTGTTGTTGCAACCGCTTTCACATATACGTCCACTGTACCAGCAAGCAAGTAGTCCGAAATGTCGAGCGTGAATGTTCCTGCGCTCACATTGTTGTACGTCTGCTGGAATGTCTGTGTTGTACCACGCTGTACAGTAACTGTGATGTTTGCTTTGATACCGTCGCTTTCACCGTCTGCGTTCACGTGATTGTAGGAGTAGGTGAGCAAAGCATTTCCACCCTCTTTCACCTGCGATTTATCCAGTGCTGCTGTGATGATAATACGGCTGGCTGTCGATGCTCCACCGCCACCACCGCCACCGCTGAACTCTGCGGAAGCAATCACATTGCCAGTTACGCCTAAAATATTCAGTGTGTTTTTATCGTCTCCCTCGATAACTTCAACACCTCCGACTGCTCCGTCTTCGAGTTGCTTCATCTTGGCTGTTACCGCTGCGTTCTGAACCGGGTTAGAACTTTCCTCGTCCAAACTTTCGTCCACGCTGATTTGGTCAAATGTGATAGCCACATTTCCGTTCACGTCTGGGACGATGTTCTGACCGTTCAACGAAATAGACTTGATTTTTCCACTTCCGTATTCTTCCCAGCTTGCAGGGGTGAGGAATGTTTCAATGTCCGTTGATGTGAAACGATAGTCCACCCAAACACCTGCAGACTGTTCAAATGTGAGTATCATACCCAGTTTGTTCTCGTCCTTGATGTCCGCATCTGCCAGTGCTGCTATTGCTGTGTCCTTGTCGTAATATCCACTTGCCAAAGGTTGCTCATTGGTTACATTGTAGAAGCCACTGCCCGAACCGCTACCGCTGAACTCAACAAGCGTGTTATCTTCGGGGTCCCATACATACCCGGCACCACCTAAAAGGTAGATTTTATCCTTGTGGATAACAGTATGGTTCGCATCACTAAAGAACTTTGTCGCTTCGTCCCAGAATACATAATATCCACCATTGCAGAGTGCTGCAAAGATGTTCAAATTCTTAACGAATACAACACTTTCGGCAGAAGCTGGAGCTTCACCGTCAAGAATGGTTGTGTCGTCAATAAAGCCATTGAAACGTGCTGTCGCTCCCTTCAAACCGAATGTAGCACGAGATACATAATCAACAACGGTTCCTGCTGCTTCGTTGGCATTGCCGGCTGCTTCATTAGCAGCCTGCGTTGCTTCGTTAGCTCTTGTTGTGGCATTGTTGGCATTGGTAGTCGCTGTATTTGCGTTAGCAGTGGCGGTATCAGCCTTTTTTGCTGATGCGTTAGCTACTGCTGCTGCATCAGTGGCAGGCTTGCTGAGCAACGTGATAGGAGCTGAAACAAGCTCCTCACCACGCATAGTAGGCAAGCTGGTTATACCGTCAAGCGAATCCACCACCGGCAACTCGTCCACACTTTGGCTCTCCGACTTTATCGCATCAAGAACATCATTCTTAATGTCTAATTTCTCTTGGTCTGTAATTGCCATAACTATTCACTTTTAGATTGATTATTTAACTGCTCCATAAGTCCGTCAATAAAGTTTGGAGCGCATAACTTTTCCGCTACCTCCTTAATCAACTTAACCTCTTCGGGTGAATAGCTTTCCTCGCCCTCGCTATTGTATATTTTCATAGCAAGAGCGTGTGCCCGTATGCCGTTCACATTCAGATAGAGCATATTTGCGAAACTTTCTCTGGCATCGCCAGTCTGTCGGTTCTTGCGACTTATCCCAGTTGGGACACTGAATTGTTGAAAATTGAGTTTAATCATATTGCTGTTATTAAAGTTTTACCCATACGCCTTGATATTTGACATTATCAATGGTTACAGAAAGGTCTCGGAGAAAAACCAACTCCACAGTTTCGCCAACAGCTATTGTTAGCGGACTTGAAGCTGTCTTGTATGTATCTGCGCCAGTCAAGATTACAGAATTACCCTCCGTTTCTGTATAAGTGTCGTTCCAACCATCAGTTAGTGCCAGTATATAAGATTTGCCCGGCACAATGTACACTGTGCTTCCGCTGTTTACAGCCCTACGTATTCTGATGATATGCCCATTGTCATATTGTTTTACTGGAGGCAAATTAAGATATACATTTCTCGTTTTAGTGCTGTAATCAACGGGATTTCCGTTGCTATCTGTTGCTTGTTTTCTCCAATAAAATTGTGTCGAGACGTACACATTGACAATACTACGGTCAAGATTTACATCTAATCGTGTGGGCTGTGTTTCATTTGTTATTTGATTGAAACCATAAGAAACGATTTTTTCGTTTAGTCCAGATATATAGCCACCTCCCATTTCAATAGCGATATTATCATCACAAGAACCAGTAACACTAACTGACATAGCTTGTCGTGGCATCCACGATTTCACATTATCATACATTCTACACAGAACATCAAACCCCATAGTATTCCACGTTCCAAAGATTGCTTGTCGGTTTGTGCCGTTAAAGCCTATCATATCATCATATAGAAATAGACCATTATTGTCGTCTTTGATAATATCGTTACCATTCTCATCTTTACCAGTTACTATGGCTTTTCCGATATGGTTATAAGCAATAAGAAATCCACCAATATAACCCTTTTGGGCATTGATTTCTCCAGTAAACTTTCCGTTGGTTGTCTCAATGCTTCCGTCCTCCAAAATCTTGAAGTTTCCGTTGGCTGTAACAAGGCCCTCTAACTGGATATTGTCAGCTGTCAATTTTATAACAGTCTTTGTAGCTCCGTCCTCGCCAGTCTCTTCTACCGACACACCGATAAGACCTACATTTCCGTCTCCGTCTTGTGCGTAAAGTCCTGCACCCTCCGGGCGTATTACTAAACCAGTCTCTTTCAGTAGAGCATCGTTTTTATCGAATACTGCTGCCGAGATTTTGACCAACCTTTCGGATTGTTCAAACAAAGTCTTGTATGTGTTCGTTAGTGTCTCGATACGGTCAGTACTCAACACAAGCATATACAAACACATTTCGCCAGTGAAAGCGAGCTTAAAATCGCCCGTAGCATTCCAAAGCCCCGACACAGTAAACTGCTGATAGGTATCTGTTACCTCCATTGCTTGGTTCACAGCGAAATGTTCGTATTCCACAAAGCCGGCATCGTCCACGTTCTCGAATCCGATAGTCAGTGTTCCAGCTTTTCGTACCTTGTAGAAGAACGACAAATAAACCGCTGCTGGCTCTTTCAGTCCGTCCATATTGGTGCGGACTTCGGGGACACTGCGTAGGTTCTCGAATGTCTGCGTAATATACTTGTTTCTGATGCGTACAACCCTGCGCCCGTCATCGCTGATAACAGTCGCTCCGTCTCCTTGCTTGGTAAGAACATTCTTGTTAGCCCAAACCCATTTGTTGCCAACAAGGAAGAATACCGTTTCATTCTGCGTGTCCCAGTGATTGAGACCGTCAAATGTAGGATTTGCAAGGAAGCCCTTTTCCTGCATAAAGTCTTGGCGCAATCCCTCGACTGACTGAGTTATCTTTCCCTCGACAACCTCAAATTTGGTCTTGATGTCCTCGCCAGTGGTAAGCAGGAATGTTCCTCGCAAATAGGCATTGTCTGCATATAGTCCGTTTCCGTGTGGCTGATTGTCTGCCGGGAACCAGTTGTCGCTGATTCCGTCAAGATTACCCAGTCGGGCACGCAAACAATCGGCAAACGTCTTGCTCTTTACACCGTCCATTATGTCGATGCGTGGCTGTCCGTCCTCTGTGGCTGATATGCTGATGAAGTTTTGACGAAGCTCGTTTTCAGTGTTACCCATTAGGACGCATTCATCGCCTGCAATAGGTTCTGTTTCATACTCGTCAAACTCCGACTTCTGAACGAGAATACTGTTTCCGTCCACTGCGAGAACTTCAACCCAGTAGCCACGAATAGGGCTTTGCACTCCGTCCTCGGTTACTCCGTTGAACACTTGGCAACGCATAAGATCGTGAGCGATGAAATAATTGTCACCCTCGAAAGTTATCTTGTAAGCCTCTCCCGTGTCCTCTACGGTCTTTATCTTGCCATTGGCAGATGAAACTATTACTTGACCGCCAACGGCTCTGATACGGCTTATAATAAGCTCGAACACCGTCATTATCTGTCGCACGGTCAGTTTGTCTATTTCGAGACTGGAAATGTTGTTTGCGTCCACCCACAACTGGAAACCCTCACCATTGAATCCGTTCACGAACCTTGCACTGCTCAAAAGATGACGTACGACAAGCGAGAGAAGTTCTGCGTTTCCCTTTCCGTCCAGATGTCCGCCTTGCTCTTTTGCGAGATAATCGCCTAAATCGATACCCTCGTCAAAGATGATTTTCTTGTGCGCTCTGTCCGGCACGTTCTTCTGCAAGAACTCAAACCTGGCACGAGTTGATGAAAACACATTGTGGTCGCTTGGTGCTGTCTTGTCGTATCGCTTGACCACATAGACAGATGATCCGTAGGTATTGGCAAACTGCTTGGACTGGTAAGTCAAATCCTCTACTTGTTGGTTCAATTCCTCACGGCTTGAATATGCGGACGATTCACCGACTGTATATGTGCAGACAAACTTATTGGCAAGGTTCTTTTCAAATGCTCTCACTCTCGATGTTCTGTAACCAGTGGCAAAGTGGTCTTTGCTTCGTAAAGTTACACACTGGCCCACGTCAAGGTCGATGATATCCGATGAGTTATACACCATTTTACCAACGCTATTTTCCTTATAGCCGGCACAGCGTATCGGGTTTGTCGGGCAATCGTAAACCGATTTATCCTCCGATGTCTTTGCAACTTTGGCAATAGCCTTGCTGTATAGTTCGTCCTCTGCTTGGCTTTCCAGCTTATCTGCAATAAACTTGGTGTCGTAGCCATACAGAACGTAAGTATCGCCAACAGAGGGCTTGAAATCGTCCGTAGGCAAGGCTATTCCGTAGTCCTCGTTACGCACAATCTCGAACACTTGACAATTTTTGTTGCTCTCACTGAGTGCATCGGGATTGAACGTAACGGCAAAGTCCATTCCTGCGAGCTTACCAGTTTGGAAGATAATACGCAGCTCTTCTCCCTCGATTACATAATCCTTGCTGAATGTTATTCCAGTGTCGGTAAAACGGAATGCGTTCCATTTTTCCTGCGTTTCCGTTCCGTCCTCATTCTCGATGATGTCGGTGTACTGTTTTGTTGATATGGTTGCAATGGTTCCCACTCTGTGCGGATAGACTTCATCGAAGATAGCTACACCCTCGACTACATCTTCATCAGCCATATCTGCCCACGCATCAACGTATGGAACACCAGCAGGGAGTTTCAGACGTGTTTCAACAATACCCTCTACAACAACTTCTCCGTCCTCGTTCTTGCGATAGTTCTTGCGCAGGTTACGAGTTGAACCGAAAGCATAAAGACGTGTGATGTACTCCGTATCTTGCCCATCGCTTCGCTCCATATCTGTTACCTCTTCACCGATCGAGAGCGAAACGGCACTGCCGAACTCGCATCGTCCCAAATGAATAACCTTGTCGGTTATCCACCACTCTGTTTCCCACGCTTCTGCAATCTTTGTAAGTGCATCGATGATTGATGTACCGTCAAACTCAACGAGCTTCATTTCTGTAAGGCTGGAATCAACCTCAAATGAATATCTGCCGAAACCCTCGTCATAGATATTGCCTACAAGGATATCAAGGAAGTATTCAGGACGCTGTGTCATTTTCCACGCTTTTTCATACCCCAGTTGACGGTCGTAGAACATTATGCGTGTCTTGAACTTTTCCCAGTCTGGGTGGAATTTCTGTTCGTATGTGTACGAACCATTGCCACCCCTTGCCGGCTTTTCAATCGTTACAATCTTGAATGTGCCAAACTCTGTGTCGATATAGTCGCCTTTAGCAAAAGGAATGAGTGTGTCGCTCTCGAATGAAAGCAATACATATTCCTCCGCCATAAGCTCTTTGTGATAGACACATCGGTCTGTAATCTCAACGGAGCAACGGACCGCACCATTTTTCTGTTTAATATCTATCATAGCGTTATATCGTTAGAGTGTTCGACAATCCTGTTCTTGGGGTTTGGCTCGTTGAACTTGATTACAAACTTTGCCAAACGTCCGTTGTACTCTGCATACTGGTTGCAGGAAACGTAGTTCAGATAATACGTCTCCTTATAGTAGGTCGAGCCCTCGGTGATGTGTATCGTCAAGTCGATAGCCCCTTTCTCCAGTTCGTTCACGAAAGAGCGATACTGCATAAGGAATTGCGCCAACGATTTAGCACGAAGTCCGAATGTCAGTTGAACGTCTCGCTCATCTGTTTTCGGAACATTTCCACCACTCGTAAGAACCTGCTTTCCGTGAGACAGAGCACTTTTGTTGGTGATGTACTTTTTCTTTGGAGCCGGGGTCATAAGATTTGTTACCGATGTTTCCGAAAAGAATACACCCCAGCGTTTTTCTGTCGTCTGTGATGTTGAATTGATATATACTTTTACGTTCTTCATAATATCCTTACCGTTGCATCTTTGTTAATTTCCACATTACACTCACCGATGTTTGCTATAAGCAATACAGCATAGTTTTTCGCCTTGATAACAGCACGTGCCCCGTGCATCAGTATTATCTTATGCACAACCGAGTTGTCGTCAAACGTGAGATAGCCGGCTGTATCGCCTATGATAGCAATGTTTTTTTCGTTATCCCTACGGATGAAGCCTGCATCGATATATACGCTTATGTTATCGTTCAGAAATGGCTTCATCTCTCGGAACACCTCAATACTGGGATAGTTATGTCGTTCGCAAAACTCTCTGCCCTGCGGAGAGAAGAACAGAGAAGCAAGAGCTTCCCAGTCCTTGATATTCTCCGTTTTGTTGCAGGCTCCCAAACGATTTGCTGAATCTAAAATTTCCTTTATCATAGCTTCCTCAAATGTTTTTCGATTTTATCCAGTCGCTCATTTGTGCCGTAGATTTGAGACGTGTTCTGTGATATGGTCTCCAAGTGGTCTATGGCTGTAAGAGCAAGGTTCTTAATCTCGCTTAAATGGGTCTTTATTTCTGTTGCTGAAAGACGCAAAGAAGCCATTTCGATGCTGTACTGCAACATCAACTGCCGTATGGCACTCGTATCCATTTGTACAGCCGTAAAGCGTCCGTTCAACTCATCGGCACTCTCTTGGCTCATAGCTTCAAAACCTTTCTTTGTGCTTTCCTGGTTTGCAGATTCACCGCTACCGCTCATCAAGTCGTCAGCCCAGCCGAATTGACTGTCAAGTTCCTTTTGCAGTTCTTCTGCCATATTGTAGATATAGTCCTGCTCCCAGCCGGATAGAACGTTATCTGCGTAGAACTCCTGCAATTTTTGACGTATTAGCTCCATT